AAGTATTTGAGAAAGGAGTAGATATGGCTAAGGCCAACTGGACGAAAATCAAAACTGAATACATCACCGGCAACATCAGTCAGAGGAACCTGGCTGAGAAACATGGTGTGTCCAGTTCGACATTGTGCAAGATCGCGCAGGCCGAAAAATGGACTGCTGCCCGTGAAAAACATCGCCAAAAAATTGTTGAAAAAGCGATACAAAAAACGGCGGATGAACAGGCTGAGCGCATAAAGGACCAGCTGCTGACAGCAGCAGCAATGGTGGGAGTAATGGACAAAGCACTTGAGGATCCTCAGCAGTTCAACAGGTATGTTGTAAGTGAAGGGCTGGGCGAAGGCGTGTCTGAGACTGTCGAAAAGATTTTTTCTAAAACAGATTTCAGGGCGCTCAAAGATGCGGCTGCAGCTCTTCAGATTGTTGTTAAAGTCCAGAAGGATATTCTGGCTATGGATCGCATCGTGGATCAGAAGGAGCGCGAGCGGCTTGAGATCGAAAGAAGCAAAACCAATGTGATCGATGACGATGATTCCGAAACGGGAGTAGTGATGCTTGCCCCGGTTCTTGACGACGCGGATGACGATGATGAGGAGGATGGCGACGATGAGTAATGTTGTCTGGAAACCTCAACCGCAGCAAGTAAAGTTCATGCAGAGACCGGAGTGGGAGGCCCTTTACGGAGGCGCTGCAGGAGGCGGCAAAAGTGACGCTCTGCTGGCCGAAGCGCTAAGGCAGGTACATATTCCTCATTACCGTGCAATAATCTTCCGTAAGACGTATCCTCAGCTCTCAGAGCTTATAGATAGGAGCAGGGAGATATACAAAGCAGCATTCCCGAAAGCAAGATACAACGACTCCAAGCATGTGTGGCTCTTCCCTTCCGGGGCAAAAATCTACTTTGGCTCCATGCAGTACACGAAGGACAGGACGAACTACCAAGGCAAACGCTATGACTTTGTCGCATTCGATGAGCTTACTCACTTTACGTGGGAGGAATACAGCTACATGTTCAGCCGGAACAGGCCAGGCAAGGAAGGAACCAGAGTCTACATGAGAGCGACGACGAACCCTGGCGGTATCGGGCATGGCTGGGTGAAGGACAGATTCATCACGGCTGCAGAACCGCTGACACCGATCAAGACTGATCTGACAGTCATATCACCTGACGGCAAGCCTATCACAATGCATCGTAAAAGGATCTTTGTGCCGGCCACAGTGTTCGACAATCAGGAGCTGCTGAAGAATGATCCGAACTATCTGGCATCTCTGGCGATGATGCCTGAGGCAGAAAGACAAGCACTGCTGTACGGCGACTGGGACAGCTTCTCAGGACAGGTGTTCAGCGAATGGAAAAACGATCCTGCACATTACAAGGACAGGCACTGGACTCATGTGATAGATCCGTTCATAGTGCCGAAGACATGGAGAATCTTCAGAGGATTCGACTTTGGATATTCTAAACCGTTCAGTGTTGGATGGTTCGCAGTAGATCATGACGGCAGAATGTACCGGATCGCAGAACTATATGGATGCACCGGAACGCCGAACGAGGGTGTCAAGTGGACAGTTGAGCAGATAGCAGAAAAGATACGGGAAGTCGAAGAATCTGATCCGAATCTGCAGGGAAGAAGACCATCATCGATACGCGGCATAGCTGATCCTGCAATCTTTGAAGAGAGCAAAGGAGAGAGCATCGCAAGGATGATGGAACGCAAAAAAGTGTACTGGGAACCTGGCGACCACAAAAGACTGCCGGGCAAGATGCAGTGTCACTACAGACTGGCATTTGATGAGAATGGGATCCCGATGTTCTATACGTTCAAAACCTGTAAGCATTTCATCCGCTGCATCCCGACGCTGATCTACAGCGAGACTCACGTTGAGGACGTTGATACGGACATGGAAGATCATAACTATGACGAGTGGAGATATGTGTGCATGGAGCACCCGATCAACCCGAGATACAACGAAGCGGAGAAGAAAGTTATTCAGCTGGGCGAAGATCCGCTGAATCTGAATGCCGAAAAGATACATTACGATCGTTACAACTTCATCAGAGCTTAAAGGAGTGTAAGATGGCTAAAAGGAAAAAGCAGACCGGCAAGACGGCCGGAGAAGAGAATCAAGTCAGAAAAATCTCTGACGCTGAGAGTGCCGGCTCAAAAGTGCATAATCCGCACGATCCGCCCGGAGCAAGAAGGAATGAAATGAAAACAGAATGGGCGCAGGAAAAGACGACCAAGGAAGACGGCGACAAGGTTGACAAGGATGGTAAACCTATTGGCGGTGATAGTGGTGACGCGCCTAAGAGCGGAAGCGGAGGGATAGATCCATCTGATCCGGATTATGGCAGGTATGGCAGCATCGGCAAGGATGAGATCGATGAGGCATATGCCACATGGCTCAAGTACAAGGACGGCAAGACGAACCATGAATCAAGAATTGTAGAGCATGAACAATGGTGGAAGCAGAGACACTGGGATATCATTAACGGCAGGCAGGGCAACGCTAATCCGCAGGACCCTCAGCCCACATCAGCGTGGCTCTTTAACTCGCTGGCCAACAAACACGCTGACGCGATGGACTCTTACCCGGAAGCTAATGTGCTGCCGCGCGAGGAAGGAGACAAGCAGGATGCACAGCTTCTGTCTGAGATCATGCCGGTCATCCTGGAGCGAAACAAGTTCAAGAAGGTCTATTCTGATAACTGGTGGTATAAGCTTAAACATGGGACTGCTGTTTACGGTGTGTACTGGAACCCATCAATCGATAACGGCCTGGGCGATATCGACGTGAAAGCAGTTGATCTGCTTAATATCTTTTGGGAACCCGGCGTGAAAGACATCCAGAAAAGCCGTAATGTTTTTACGGTTGAGCTGGTGGACAATGACATTCTTGAAACAATGTATCCGTTCCTTGAGGGCAAAACAGGCTCTGCTATGGGAGAGATCACTGAATACATAACTGATGATCAGATAGACAATAGCGAGAAGACTGCAGTGTTCGACTGGTATTACAAGGATAATGTGAATGGCAGAGATGTTGTGCAGTATTGCAAGTTCGCCTGCGGCGAAGTCATTTATGCGTCAGAGAATGATCCTGCTTTGTCAGATAAGGGATTCTATGAACATGCAAAATATCCGTTTGTGTTCGATTCACTCTTCCCGATAGAGGGAGCGCCGTGTGGCTTTGGATATATCGACATCATGAAGGATCCGCAGATGTATATCGACAAGCTCAATTCGATCATCGCGAAGAACGCGCTGCTGGCCGGCAAGAAAAGATTCTTTGTCGAAGAGGGAGTCGATATCAACGAAGCTGAATTTGCTGACTGGGGCAATGACTTCATCCATGTTGCCGGCAACATCAGCGACACGAAGATCAGGGAAATCGAAGTTAATCCGCTGCCGGGCTTCATCGTGAACTTCATGGAGATGAAGATCGATGAGCTGAAAGAGACATCCGGAAACCGTGACTTTTCACAGGGCACAACTACGTCCGGAGTAACAGCAGCGTCTGCAATAGCAGCTCTGCAGGAAGCAGGATCGAAGCTTTCAAGGGATATGATACAAACGACTTATCAGGCATTCGAAGATATCAATTATCTTGTTCTGGAGCTGATCAGACAATTCTATGACGAGCCCAGATTCTTCCGTGTTGTTGGCGAGAATGGTATGGAGAGATTTGAAGAATACGACAACAGGAACATCAGGGAACAGGCGATAGACACACTGGTATACGGAGCTGATCCGGAGACTGTAAGAAAACCTATTTTCGATATTGAGATCTCTGCACAGAAGCAGAGCCCCTTCTCCAAGATATCTCAGAACGAACTGGCCAAGGAACTGTTCGGCATGGGATTGTTTAATCCGGAGATGGCAGATCAGGCACTTGTGGTTTTAGACATGATGCAGTTTGAGGGCCGTGACGAAATAATCCATAAGGTACAGGCCAATCAGCAGATGCAAATGCAAATACAGATGCTTGCTCAGCAGGTACAGGAGCTGCAGGGGATCCTCGGAATGCAGCAGATGGTAGCAGGAGGAGTGGCTGCAGAAGAAAATCAGCCAAGGCCACAGCCAAAGGCAGAAGGCAACAAAAAGAAACCGGTTGAGACAAACGCCCTGGGAGAAGCATCAAGAGGAGAAGCAGGGAATGTTGCCAAAGCAAGAGCAAGAGCAGCCTCTGCCAGCGTGCCAAAATAGGAGACATGAGACATGATCAGTATCATAAAAACAGAAATCATCAATAGCGGTAAGATGGTACGCAAGATAGAAGCAACAGGCCATGCCGACGGTGAAGACCATGCATCAATATGCTCTGCAGTCAGCACTCTGATACAATCTGCGACATTATACCTGGCAAGGCGGCACCCATATGCGACAGATGCTCAGCTGGATTATGGCAAATCGTTCGTGGTGTGTGAAGCTGACGTGTCTGACAGGGCAGTCCTGGCAGTGTTCGACATGATGACGGAAGGATTGATCTCATTATCGAAGAGATATCCGGATCAAGTAAAAATAGAGGAGTGAAAGTATAGGGGGGAGCATCGTTTTCCCCTTTGTGCTATAACCGATTAAAAGGTGCAAAGACACCATAAAATAATTAGTATTTCAAGACGCGAGGGAAAGACCTCAGGAGGGAAGGTTTGATGATTAACCTGAAAGATTTCATCCTGAATCTTCACATGCATGACGGAGCAGCTGCCGCTGGTGGAGATGCAGGAACAGGCGGAGAAGGGAACTCGCCAGCCCAGACAAGCGGAGCGAAACCGAGAGTTGAATACGGCAAGGCTGAGGGAAGCGCACCCGAAGGCGGAGACGGAACAACAGCAGGTTCGCAGGCCGGAGTCGCTGCCGGCAACGGAGGAGTGCAGACTCAGCAAAGAGACCTCAATGCAGAGTTCGAGGAGATGATCAAGGGCGACTACAAAGATGCTTACAAGCAGAAGATGCAGGCAGCACTTGACAGGCGCTTTAAGAATCAGAACGACCTGCAAGGTCAGATTGATGAGATGTCATCCGTACTGGATCCTTTGATGGATATGTACGGCATTGACGACTACAACGAGCTGAGAACGCGCATCCTAACTGATAACGGAATGTTTGAACAGGCTGCAGAAGAGATGGGCATGACTGTCGATCAGTATGTTACATACATGGACAATCAGCGCCGTGTTCAGGAGATGGAAGCTCAAGAAGCGGAAAGACAGCGCGAGCTGCAGGCACAGAGCACCTACAAAGACTGGGAGAACCAGGCTGAAGCGCTGAAAGAAATCTATCCGGAGTTTGATCTTCAGGCAGAAGTAGACCTGCATCAGCAGGAAGACGGTTCAAACAAATTCATCCAGCTGCTCGGAGCCGGTATCGATGTAAAGACTGCTTTTGAAGCGATGCACGTGGGCGAGCTTATGGCGTCCACAGCCCAGCAGGTGGGCGATGCAGTAAGAAAGCAGACGACAGATACTATCAAGGCAAGAGGAATGAGACCGGCAGAAAACGGACTCAATGAGCAGGCAGGAGTTATCAGAAAATCAGATCCCAGTAAACTTACTGCGGAAGACAGGAAGGAGATAGCTAAGCGCGCAAGACGCGGTGAGGTTATCAAGTTTTAGAAGACAGCTTCCTGTTATCCGCTGAGATGATGAGATGATAGGAAGGAGAAAGCAAAATGAGATTCAATTACGAAGACTATAGACTCAACCTGCATCTGCATGATGCGAATGTTCAGGTCACAACAGCCAACACTACAGGCAACAACCTGTCGCCTGAAATGAAAACATACTACAGCGATTATCTGATTGATAACGCTAAACCGCTGCTGGTGCATGATCAGTTCGGTCAGAAACATCCGATTCCGAAGAATGGCGGTAAGATTATCGAGTTCAGAAAATACGATCCGTTCCCGAAGGCCCTGACGCCGCTGACAGAAGGTGTTACTCCTGATGGCAGATCACTGAACGTAACAACGATCACTGCAGAAGTAAGACAGTATGGTGACTATGTAACACTGTCTGACGTATTGCTTCTGACAGCTATCGACAACAACCTTGTCGAAGCAACAGAGCTTCTCGGCCAGCAGGCAGGTGAAACTCTTGACACTGTTACAAGAGATATCATCAATGCCGGCACAAACGTACTGTTTGCAAAAGGCACCGGAGAAACAAGGCCGACGGCACGTAATGCCATTACTGCTGCAAACACTATCACAGTGGACGATCTCTTCAATGCTGCCAGAATCTTGAAAAACGGTAACACGAAGAAAATCGACGGATCATATGTCGGTATCGTATGCCCGGATATATCCTACACACTGATGAGAGAGGAAGAGTGGATCGATGTACACAAGTATTCCGCGAATACAGAGATCTTTGAAGGCGAGATCGGAAAGATCGCAGGCATCAGATTCGTTGAGACAACAGAAGCTAAGAAGTGGGCAAGAAATGAACCCTGGGGCGCAGGTAATAACGATAAGAATACAACTTGCGATGTGTATTCAACTCTTATCGTCGGGGCAAATGCATACGGCGTAACCGAGATCGAAGGCGGCGGCCTGCAGCATATTGTTAAGCAGCTCGGTTCCGGCGGCACTACAGATCCGCTGAACCAGAGAGCAACAGCCGGCTGGAAGGCTCTCAAGGTGGCTGAAAGACTTGTTGAACCGTACATGATTCGTATTGAGTCCGCGGCAAAATAGCTATAGTCGGAAAGGAGCAAACCCATGGCTAATAAAAAGAATACAGAACCGAAGGAAGCTGAAGTGAAAGAAGAAGTTACGGAAGCTGAAGTGAAAGATCCGAACGAGGAGTATGTTGAAATCAGACTCTTTAAGGACAGCGGCAAGTACAACTCAGATGTGTTTGTTGCGGTGAATGGTGAGAATTGCATCGTACAGCGCGGAAAGCCGGTGAAGATCAAGCGTAAGTTTGCGAATGTTATCATGCAGCAGCTTGACGAAGACGAAAGAACTGAAGCTATGATAAGCGAACTGACTTCTAAAGCGGCAGACCTTTAATAGCCAGTGAGTTTTGGAGGGTGGTGGCAACATCACCCTTTATTTATTACAGGAGAGAAAACATGGACTACAAAGAATTTAACGTAGACCTGCAAATGAAAGAGAACCACATTGAGATCGTCCGTGGCATTGAGCAGTATGATGGTGGAAACATCCTGAACATCAGACTGATGGAAGGAACAAGACCATTTAATTTCAGCGATCACATGTACGCAGAGGCATTCATCAAGAAACCGGACGGCACATCGATATCCGAAGTTGCAGGGCAGCGTATGCAGATACTTGATCCGGAACAGGGTAGACTGTCATTTCTGCTGAATGGGCAGTGCACACTGGTGCCTGGTATGCATTATTTGACGATCAGGATATATGACGATACTACTGTAGTCAGCTCTGCGAGACTTAATTATTACGTGAAGGAAGCAAATGCTCCTGACGTGACAGAAGAGGAACTGCAGAGTGCATCTGAATGGGAGAGCCTTATTCAGATCATTGCAAGATGGTCATACTTTGAAACGTCAGAAGCACTGAGAAGACTGGCCGAACAGGACAGAGTGGATGCTGAGAATGCGCGTGCTGCTGAGAATGCAGGCATAGTTGCTCAGGCACTTGAGGCTATGAGGACGGCGCAGAGCTATGCTGATCTTGCCGAAACATGGGCGAATGCAGCACAGACGATCGCTCAGGGTGGAGTTCTTCCGGTCGTTACATGGACAGATCTTTGGAACACCATCGCAACTCTTGACGGCAATGGCCGGGATGTTGATGGTACTCACCACGCACAGAAGATACAGATCAGGCGTGGCGAGGAAGACGATATCATGAGCCCGAATCCGCTGCTGTCGCCCGGAGAACTATATTATGCAACTGACACGGGGAACTTTTACGTGGGAATCATGAATGGTTCAACGCCTGCCAATCTGTTGATCAACAAGAAACAATGGGCCTTTGACAGCAACGCACCGACGGATACATCAATTCTCTGGATTGATACAGCGCATGATAACTGCATCAAGTTCCATGACGGGAACGGCTGGCAGGTTACAAACGGAGCGAGATTCACTTAAGGAGGGGAATATGTCGATCTATTTTAGAAAAACAAGTGAATCAAGCTGCACAGTAAATATCCATTACACCGGCGGGAAATATAAACGTGTTGTCACATTCAATGTTGATCTTGTCCTTGATTATAATCATCAGGTGAGAATATTATCCGGTGAAGATACTGCCGCAGCTGGGGCAGGGGAGGAAATACATACCTATGACATTAAGAATTTACCACCCAACTGCAATGTTGTAGTAACCGGTTCACGAAAGAGCTGGATGAAGAAGAATGGAAAATGGAAATGGGTAGCTTATGACGGCGGTAAAGACGAGGATAGCCTATATACAGGAACTATGAATTTTACCGTGGAAGCCGCAGCAACGTCATATAATACAGCTCAGATAACGCTTAACATGGCAAATCCAAGACCGAATGCTGCATATAAAATGGTTGTCAATGTTTATGCTTACAATAAAAATGTGGCTACAAAAACTTTTAATTTTACGGTTGATAGTTGGAGCGCGATGACAAAACCGCCACGAACATTCAATATTACTGGCCTCAATCAGAATACATCATATAGTTTTGGAGTGATTCTTTATCAGGTATATAACGGCGTGAATTGTTTGGGTGGTGTTGATAATAGATTCGCGACAACACCGGCATTATCCAGCTATCTGTCAACACCTGTCGTTTACAAGGTCGAAGCGCCGGGAATCACACGGACGGCGAAGGTGTACTGGGGTGTATCTGCTGCCAAAGCAAATGCAGTTTACCGACTTTATTATCAGCCGGCCGGTGGAAGTGTTGTTGATACCGGTATCAGTGTTACATCTCCTCCAGCATCCGGCGGATACACAACTGTCAATGTATCTGCTGCATCGCTTCCGCAGACTAATGATGTTACGTTCTATGTCGTTGCTACCAACAGTCAGGTCCCTGCTGCCGGCAGTAATACTTCAAACAAGGTTAAGATCCGCATGTACAGTCATTTTGACTGGGATAAGCCAAAGGTGGCATCTCAGCCTTTGATCGTCACAGCGGCGGAGTGGAACAGATGCAAGACGTTTGTCGGAGCAAAGGTGGCGGCATTCAAGAACACAGATTATTACAAAGATACGACCACGGCCGCATCGATCATAACGAATGAGGAGTTTCAGGCAGTCATCGATGCACTTAATATCAATGTTACGCTGGGGGATGGATCAGCAATAGCGGCATCCATCTTTGAAAATATAAAGAATGCAATCAACGCATAGAGGAATTAACTATGAAATTATATGAAGCGATTGAAAGAGTAAAAGCTGAAAAACCGAATGCTTACGGCGATGATGTCTTAGTCAAGTGGATAAACCAGATCGAAAAGCTGGCCCAGACAGAGATCATGGGCAGGGATCCGGAAGACATCATCGAGTATGACTGGAAAGATAACGGAGACACAGAACTCCTTATTCCGGATCCATACGATGATACGTATATCCACTATGTAAAGGCCATGATTGATTACAACAACAAGGAATATACATCCTATAACTATAACTCCCAGATGTTTAATTCAGCGTACCGTGCTTTTGCAGCATGGTACAAGCGGAAATATGGCACGGAGACAACACGACGCGAAGTGAAGATAAAGAACTATTGGTAAAGGAGCTGCAGGGAAAATGTACGAATTACCTACACTGGAGATCAACGAAGCGCCAGCGAGAAAACAGACTATAGATTTCGGCGGATATAACGACGCGCCGATCATTGATGATGGGGATATGCGTGACATGAAAAACCTATCATCTGACGGCTATCCATTTATCACACAGAGACAAAACCGAGGGATATACAAGGCGGAGTATATTGAGGGTATCCCGACGGCCAATGTGTCTATGTTTGATAATCCTACGGCGATATTATCAAGGAGAGAAAAACTGGCAGTCATTGATGGTAGTGATTTTTACTATGGTGAGGACGAATACGGATCACCGATATTGATCGATTACCTTCCTCTTTCGGATGCTCCTGATAAAAATATGGTGGCAATCAACAACAAGATCTGCATCTTCCCGGACAAAGTATGGTTTGATGTGCGAGATGCTTCCGAGCTGGGCGAGAATGAGCACAAGTGGGGAAAGATTGCTAACACGGTCAGTATTTATAAAACCACCAGCGAAATGAATGTTGATGGAACATGGGGACGCGCTCTCCGTAACATTGAAAGAGATGCCGAGGCCGCAGATCAGATTTTGGAGTTTACCGCGGTCACTCCACCACCATCCGAGGCAGGCTACTATGATGCTATTCGTATCATGCCGGGCGACGCTGTATCACTCAGTGGCTTTGCTAATGCTGCTAACAACATCACGGCTGTTGTCCAGAAAGTTGAGCTCGCGAAGACATACGGTGACGGCACAACTGATTTTTATGAATACGATGTCAAACTGCACTTTCCGGCCAGCTCTTTTGAGGCGGTAGATGCCGCAACAGAAGATTACACCTGTATCCGGATCGAAAGGAAATGCCCTGATCTGTCTCACGTCATGGAGCATGATAACAGGCTTTGGGGCACTTGCGATGAAGAGAATGCTATCTATGCCTGTAAGCAAGGCGATCCCACAAACTGGTATTACTACAGAGAGGCGCTGGCGAGCAACTCTTACGCGGTCCAGGTTGCAACGGATGGTGCATGGACAGGGTGCTGCGCATATGGTGCGCATCTTCTCTTTTTCAAAGAAGACTATATTCACAGGATCTACGGAAACAAGCCGGCCAACTATTCTCTTAATACGATTGAGGCCCAGAGTGTAGAACAGGGATCCTCACGGAGCATCGTTGTCGTGAACAACACGGTATTCTATAAATCGCGCCTGGGGATCATGGCTTATGCCGGAGGGGTCCCTGAGCTGGTCAGTGATAACTTTGGTACAGCTAAGTATAAGAATGTTGTGGCCGGCACAAACGGAATGAAGCTCTATTTTTCTATGGAGTCAGTCGATAGACCGGGCGAGTGGGACTTTATGGTTTTTGACGTACACAAAGTTAAGTGGCACAAAGAGGATAATACTCACGCTGTCGATTTTGCGTACCATAACGGCAAAATGATTTATGTAGAGGCAGGTAAGAGATATCTTATGGTGGTTGATGCCGATGTGCCTGTTGTCGAAATAGAATCGGAACTGGATGACGTGCTCGCTCTCAGATATGATCCGCGCATTGATTGGATGGCTGTTTTCGGTGACTTTGATGAGTATATCGAGGACAAGAAAATATATTCCAAAATGCAACTGAGAATGAAGATGTCAGATGGATCAGCATTCACGATCTCTGTTATGTGCGACGATTCTGGGAACTGGGAAGAAGTTTTGCACATGTACTCAGAAACAAGACGATCTGTCTATGTACCTATCATCCCACGTCGTTGCGACAAGTTCCGGATCAAAATAGAAGGAAGAGGGCGAGTGACAATAGAGTCGCTGGCAAGAGAATATCACGAGGGATCGGAGGTGTAGCTTATGGCAGTAATCCTTGATCTCAGACAAGGTGCATCAGCTGAAAATCAGCTGATCTATCTCAAGGAACAACTTGAGAGGATCCTGACAGAGCTGGAAGATGGCAGCGGGGGCGTAAAATCTGTTGAGACCGTTCTTACGGAAGACAATACGATCAAACTTATAATCACGGATATAGATGGCAATAAGACAGAAGAAGAGATACAAAATGCTGCAGGAATAGAAAACATAGTGACACAATACTATCTGTCATCATCATCATCAGAACAGACAGATGGCGAATGGTCAACGACTCAGCCCGAGTGGATCACAGGTCACTATTTATGGCAGCGTACTCGAATCACCTGGACGGATGGATCCTCTGCTTCGACAACACCAAAGCTTATGACAGCGATGAATGATGCTTGTGAACAGGCTGCAGCGGCTATCGAGGCGGCACATGATGTGGTTGACAGGGCAGATTCCGGAGAGTTTGATGGAGTTGTACTCAGAATCGACTCTTCCAGAGGAAATGTCTTCAAGAACAATAGGGTATCAACAGTTTTAAGAGTCTTTATATATGCCGGAGTCGAATGCATCACAGACATCACTGCACTTCGGGCAAGGTTCGGAGTGAATGCACATCTTCAATGGTACTGGCAGAAAATTGGTGAGGATTCATACGGAATCATTATAGGCACCGACAGCAAACTATCGAGAGAAGGTTTTGCACTTACTTTGACGCCAGAAGACGTTGATACAAAAGTTACTTTCAAGTGTGAATTAATCGTTTGACAAAGGGGAGAAATTAATATGGCAGTTAAATCAGCAGATCAAATTACAGTTTTGGACATTACAGACGGCTACACAGTCGTGCTATCAATGGATTCAGCTAACCTTAACGGCGGAGTCAATGGCCTTGCATCATCGCAGACGATCAACGTTGTTGTTAATGCTTTGAGAGGCAGTCAGCAGATAACGCCAACTGTTAACAAATCCGATTGCACTTGCACACCAAGCTCAGTAACTATCGGGACTATTTCAACAGACGGATATGATGTTACGTTACCGATTACGTTACCGGCAGGGCTGGCAACTTCGGGTACGGTTGAAATCCCGGTCAAAATCGTTGAGGGAAACGATACTATAATCATCACTAAGACTTTTTCGTTTGCTATCGCTTTGAGAGGACAGACAGGAGGCCAGGGCCCTGCTGGGACATCTGTAACGGTCACTCAGACCGAGTATGCTTATCAGCTCGGATCTTCTGGTACAACTCCACCGACAGGCACATGGCAGACAACCCCACAGGCACCTACTACGACGCAGTTTGCCTGGACAAGAACGACAACGACTTTCTCTGATGGAAGCACAGCAGTGACATATACCGTTGGCGGAAAAACCGGGACAAATGGGACCAGTCCAACGGTCACCAACTCTAAGACTCAGTATCAGAAATCAACAAGCGGCACAACGGTTCCGACTGGAACATGGAGTGACACAGCTCTTGCACCGGATGTCAATAATTATGTGTGGACAAAGACAACTGTCACATATTCAAACGGAAATACGGCTGTATCTTATGCAGTTGCCGGGAAGCAAGGTCAGCAGGGCCCACAGGGCAATCCCGGTGCTGCAGGAGCGGATGCTATAACGATGGCTATCACGACGAATAACGGGAACATCTTCAGAAACAATTCAGGCAGTACGATTCTGACAGCGCACGTTTACAAAGCCGGTGTGGAAGTCACAGGATCAGCTCTGTCTGCTCTTGGCTCGGTCAAGTGGTATAAGGATGGCGGCAGCTCTGCTGTAGGCACTGGAACGACCTTTACGGTCAATGCTTCGGATGTAGCCAACAAAGCCGTATATGAAGCCAGACTGGAGGGATGATCATGGCAATAAAAGCAAGAGCGAGTATCACGGTCGCTCTTGAGCGTGATATTCAATCCGTAACGCGGTTCTATAAGATCGCATCCTCCACATCTACGCCGTCGAAACCTTCGGGAACATCGGATCCGTCAGGATGGTCAAAAGCGGAACCTGCTTATGATGGTACGTCAACAAACAGCCTTTACACTGTTGATCGAACTATCTTCACGGACGGAACGGCCAGCTGGTCAGATGTCTCGAAATCATCATCGTATGAGGCAGCGAAGCAGGCGTATAACAGAGCTGTTGAAGCTGAAAATACTGCTATAGAAGCAGCCGAGGATTACGCCGACACCGCGGCGGGCAATGCTGAAGTGGCAGCAGTCCAGACGGCAAATCAGCACACTGATGATCAGGCGGCGGCATTGCAGGATCAGATCACAAACGTCAACGGCACCGGTGTCAAAGACCGGCTTGATAATGTCGATCTGAAAACATCCGAGTACGACCATAATTTTGAGACGCTTGCAGGTTATCTGAAGGTAGGGACTCACTACAACGGCAATGCTGCCGGAGCGAATTACGAACCTGAGATGATTCTCGGGCACAGAGAGTCGAACCAAATGGCGGCAAGGCTGACTACAACGAGGCTGGCGTTCGGCATGATCGATGAGCAGACGCAGACTTTTGAAGAAGTCGCATATTTTTCGACAGATGCCATGCATGTTCGTAAGCAGATATCGTTCGGTGATTTTATCATGAAGCAACGCGAAAATGGTCATCTTAGCATTCTCCGTATTAATTCTAATAGTTAGGAGGTGATTGTATGGGAACAAAAGTTTATACCGCCTATCATCCATTAAGTGTAGTAGGGACTTCAACCAAAAACAGTTTGCGTGAGTGGCTGGATTATACACTTTCAGCTAATAATGACACTACATATTCACTCAATCTTTTTAGCGGTATACAAATTGATAAAAACTATTCTGGAGCCTCATCATCTGGAAACGTGTCACAAACAATTACAGGAACAGGACAAACGAACAAAACAGGTTCTAAAGCAATAGATTATAGGTATGCGCAAGTTACTACAATAATCAATCAATGGACATGGAGCTGGACAAAGACCCATAACCAACAAACTGTAGCGATAAAGATAAATCCCAGTAGTGGTTTCGGAGATTTAGGATCTTTACTTGGCGGGGGAGCGTCCGGAGATTTAGTTTTCACCATCCCTGCAAAAACATCATACATAGTCTCATACGATGCAAACGGCGGAACCGGAGCGCCGGGCAATCAGACAAAATGGTACGGTGAAAATCTGACGCTGTCGACAGTTAAGCCGACAAGAGACCAGTATACTTTTGTTAAGTGGAACACAAAGGCTGACGGCACCGGAACCGATTATAATCCGGGTGCGACATATACCGGGAACAACGCGCTGACTCTGTATGCAATCTGGGAGAAAACGTACTATCTGCCGCAGATTAGTAACCTAAAGTTTATCAGGTGTGAATCAGACGGTGAACCAAATGATGAAGGAGATTACGCGCTTGTTACTTTCGACTGGTCTGTTGACCGGTGGAAATATCCAAGCAACGCGGTAAGCGGCAATGCTATTTCAGTCACGCTGAGCGACAATACTATTTCAATACCAGTGACCGGAGCTGCTGCAAACAATAAGCTGTCCGGCAGTATAGTTGCAGCGAATAAGAAAATTCTCGGCTCGGCAGGTCATCTGTACAGCGAAGATACATCATACGAAGGAACTGTCACACTGACAGATACCGCAACTGGCGAGACTGTGCATTCCGTGACGGCGAGCGCGATCCTTCCGGCATCTGAGTTCCCGATAGACATATCCTTAGTTAGAAAAAGTATTGGAATATTTATGTCCGCAAGTGATGAAGAGGATAATGTCGTTAATGTCAAAGGGAAGGTGGTCGAGAACAACGGCACTCGCGACATCGATTTGCAGATATCCGATGCAACTATAGCAAAATACGTCGCACTCGGAATGAGCACGACATAGAAAGGAGCTGATCAAATGTTAGATAAAATACTCAAATTTATAGCAGATCATCTGACCATTGTTCATATAGTAACCGTATCAGGATCGACAAACGGCAGCGGAGCCTTTCCGTTGTATTCGAATGTGCCAGCAAATGCGATCATCCTATCAGTTGTATGCACAAGTGCTGCCAACTGGTACGGTATTCCATTCAAATATAACAATGCAACGTGGTATGCAAACATCGTAGACTGGCAGACCCTTGCTCTGCAGAAAAGTAAATCAATGGCTCTCAGAGTATATTATATCTCGGGGGGGGTATCGCTTAACGCGCATTTTGCAAGGCTTTCAGCCATTCTCAATAGGGCTGGGGGTGGCGTAAATGCTGGACAAAATACTATCATTTATAGCGGACAAACTAGGCAATGTACCAACCTATTATGGTCACGACGTAAGAAATCTAAACGACAAAATAAAAGCTGGTTCTGGTTACACGAACTCAGCAACAGGCGCTCCTTCAGGTGTTTCAAACGGGCAATTCATCGTTGTTCCATCTGGTGGAGATGTAATTGTTCAATTGTATATTCCATACAATTCAGCAAATATTTGGGTTCGTTTCAGGCTCGGTTCATCTTGGGGAAACTGGGTGAAGAACTGAACATCTCCGATAGGGGGTGGGCGGTATGTTAGATCGCATACTCTCATGGATTGCCAGCCGCATTGCCGCAGAAAAGGATTACATTGTCCAACAAGGGACAAGCGGATCATGGAATTACCGGAAGTGGAATAGTGGCTATTGTGAATTGTGGGGGCAATTCTACCAGACGCAGTCTGCATACACACCCGGAGGATTCATCATTGGTAATAACTCAATCACGAAATATCCTTTTGCGATCACAGCACCATTAGCTCAAGGAACTGCCATAAGAATCGGGCAAGGCGGAGGATACATAACCTTCGACTACTCAAGGACCGACTATTGGAGCGGAATTGCCGAATCCAAAGCGCAGCATGCAACAGGAACCAATTTAGGAATAACGTGGAACCTACATGTTATAGGCAAGTGGAAATAATCAAAACTACAGGGGGGAGCATAAGCTCCCTCTTTTTAGTATGATGCAAAAAAAGACGAAAACTTCAAAGAAAGGAGTAGAGCTTATGGCTTATGAAGATCAGATAAAGAAAGCCATGGAAACGACTCCGGCATCCTCGGCATTGTCCGGAATGTCAAGCGTCGTTGCCAGAGATCCGGGCCAGCTGCAGGAGGCAGGAGCATATAAATCAACGCTATCGCCGGTCATTGATCAGTATGTAAAGAATGTGGCAAACAGAAAAGAGTTTACATACGATCCGGATAACGATGCGGCTTATCAGGCTTATGCGAAAAAGTATACGCGGCTGGGCAATAATGCCAGAGAGGATACGCTTGCTGATGTTGCCGGCAATACTGGCGGTTTAGCCAGTTCTTTTGCTGTCTCGGCTGCAGCGCAGGCCCAGAACGATTATAACCAGCAGCTGACTGATGTAATACCACAGCTGATGCAGGCTGCATATGACAGATATAACGCGGATCGAAATTATGATCTGAGCGCTATGGGAGCACTGCAGGGCATTGACGATTCAAGATTCAATCAGTTCGACGCGAACAGAACTTACGGTCTCAATGCATGGCAGGCGAAACAGAACGCTTATATGGATGCACTGGGCTACAATCTTGACCTTGCAAAAGGCAAAGATGACTATAGTCAGTTCCTTGCTAACTATATGCTTGATAAGGGCAATCTGGGTGTTCAGTATAACCAGCTGCTTGAATCAATCAGATCAGACAAGGCGAATGAAAAACTTGAAGGAAGGAGTCTCAAGGAAACGGGACGTCATAACAGAGCAACTGAAAAAATCGATCGCTACAGCGCTAAAACCAGCAGATTGTCATTAGGCGCAAAAAAATGAGTAGCTCGGGCGGCTCAGGTAGTGGCGGATCAGGAGGCGGCGGAGGCGGCCGCAGATCCGGCGGCGGTTCGGGCAGGAAATCATCCGGAGGAAGCAAGAAGTCATCCGGAAGCACTACCAAAGGTTCAGGCGGTTACAGCAACTTTAAGAGCTCCGGCAGTAAGTCTTCTGGCGGCAAGAAGTCAACTTCTGCAAAGAAGAGTGCTGCAAAGAAGAGCACTGCAAAGAAGAGCGCTGCAAAGAAAACTAAAAAGGCAGACAGGCCGGCCGCACCAAAAGGCAGGACAAAGGCTAAGGGCACAAGTGCAGATCACAAGAGCAACTGGAAAACAACAAAGGGAATAGGATACAGGTAGGAGCTTGTATCCTATCTGCATATAAAGAGAGGGGACACAACGATGACACCTTTAGGAAAAGATACCAGAAAAGGAATTCAGAGCGGCAGATTCACAAAGAAGATGTCGAAAAAGAAAAGAGACGAGCTGACTAAAAAGAGTCCAGGCGGCGGCTCATCTTCAGGCGGAAGCTCACGCAACAACTACACTGGTGGGACAGGTGGAGGCGGTTACGGCGCCCAAACGAGAAGACAGATTGATCAGGGGGCACCAAAGAGATCATCAGGATCAGGATCAGAATCCAGGTCCGGATATATCGCTCCGCAACATGCAAGAAATAATAATACTGCAGCATCCAGGCGAGGCGGAATAGGGGCCGATACAAGAAGAGGAATTGATAATGGTTCCTTTGTTCGTCCGCTGAGACATAGACAGGCTGATAATAATAGCGGTACTCTTTTTCAGCGCAGAAAAACTAATAATATAAACAGCAACACGAACATACATCAATACTCTGACTGGCGCAAAACTCAGAGGGAAAATGAGAAGGAAAGAACAGCACATGACAGACTGATGGAAGCTGCAAGCCGCAGGGTTAATGAAAGTCGCAGGAATGCTGACAGGCAGTTCAGAACAATCGGGGAACAGCTTCCGGGAAGGCAGAACTACAGACAGCACAATTTAGAACGGTCTTTTGAAAAGAACCTGGAAACATCTGAAGCAAAGTGGCATGGCACATCGAGAAAGTCCGGGTATTATTCTGCCGGCGGATCTCTGACTGGCGGCCGCAAATATTATGTGAAGGATGAAAAGGATAACTGGAGAGAAACATCTTACGAGAGCTGGAAGAAACAGAACGATCACGATCAGAAGGAAGAAGACAAGTATAGGAAGCTGGCGGCCACAGATGAGAGATATAAAAACGATCCCAGAGCTAACTGGGATGATTATGGTGCCGGAGAGAGAATTGCAGACACTGTAAGTGGTGCTTTTTCTTCTCATGTCCGGAACATCCAATACGGACTAAACGATAATAATTCTGTCAATCATCGCGCGATGTCATCAGTGGAACAGGCGCAGGACAATCTTAAGATAGCTGCAGCGCGTGCTTCTGGCGGAGAGAAGGCTGCCAGAGCAATGGCTGACAAGCTGGCGAAACAGAGAGAGGATGAAAAGAAACAGAGATTTAAGGATAAAATCGAAGGTCTTAACGAGATAGACAGAAAAGCTTCTGCCGGTGAAGCGAAGATGCAGGCGGCTCAGCACGGCACAAAAGGTCTTGCTAAGTTCGGCCTTGAAACACTGGGAACAGTGACCGGCATGGGAGTTGATATCGGTATCGGCACGGCCCTGGGCGGTATAGGTGCGATTCCGTCCATGGTAGTCGGCGCGGCCGGTGGATCCGCAAGACAGGCGGACAAAGACGAGTACGGCAGATCTAAAACAATGATGGCCCTGAGATCCGGCGGAGTTGATGCTGCCGAAAAACAGCAGGAGATCAACAGAAGATATGGAGCTGTGAGCGGAGCTATCGAGGGTCTGTCAGAAAAGATATTTGCTATCGGTGCTCCGATGCAGAAGCTGGTTGGTAAGGGCGTTATTACCGGTGACAGGCTCGCGAGCAAAATGGCAAGCAGACTGGCAAACAGCAAGTCAGGAAGGAATCTTGTATCAGCGATCACTAAAGCAGGTATGTCGATGACCGGTGAAGGTCTTGAAGAAGTTGTCTCCGGCGTGCTCAATCCTATTGCTGAAAAGATGATCGTTGATAAGGATAAGGATCTTGACTGGGGACAGATCATGTCTGATTCGCTTCATGATGCCCTGATCGGTGGCGTGGTCGGTGGACTTTTCGGTGGTGCGGAAATATACAGCCAGAAAAAACAGGGTGCATTTATCCGCGACAAAGCATCAGAAGAAGAAATGATCCGTGAAGGTCTCAGGTCAGACGAAGGAACAAAGGCTCACCAGCTGGCACGTGATATGCAAGTAAATATCGACAAAGGCAAAGAGTCAACAGATTTTGAGGTAAGGGATCTGAATGAAAGTCTGAATGAGACCATGACCGAAGAATATAAAAAAGTCGAAGCAGCCAAAAAGCAGTCCGATGAAGAACTTGAAAAAGAATTCGGCGAAGATGCTGTATCCAGGCAGAAAAACAATAAAGTATCAGAAGAGTATATGTTCCGCCAGGCCGTAAGACAGGCAGCTGAAGAACGCGGTCAGGAAACCGACGAAAACGAACTGGATGAAGATACGATAAATGTTGAGGCTGTAAAGCATTATGAGAATGTTGTCGATAACGCTACAACTAAAATGCAGGAAAAGCTGCAGGCTAATTTCATAGCTAATGCTGAGGAAGGTGAAGATATATCTGAGGCTGATGAACTTCCGAAGCTTGATAAAGAATACGGCGAGGCTGTACAGGCGATCGCAAATATTTCAGTAGGCGAAGCAGAGCTGAATGATTATGCACTGTTCTCTGAGACGGATCCTATTGCCCGTGAAACACTGCAGGAGGTTCTGGGAGTAGATCTTCCGGAAGGCAATGCAGCAACACGCGATGCACTCATCAAGCTGAACATGGAGAACCGTCGCAATACTATTGAGCTGGGGCTGAATGAAAACGTCATTGCAGAGGTACGTCAGCAGCTGGGCGACAAAGGCCATGAAGAATTCACTAATGCGATGAAGCATCACAATGTATCACACGATAATTATGCTGTCGCTTACGATGTATTCAAATACTATTACGATGCCGGCGTAAAAGGCACTGAAGAAGAATTGCCGTATGATCAAGTGCCTGTTCCGCATATAGCAAGAGATGTCATACCGAGAAAGTTTATGGCGGAGGCATATCGTGCTGGTCACAGAGCAGGCAAGACACAGCAGGAAGTGAATGAAAAGAATGTCCGTAAAGCGACACAGAAAAAAGAAGGTCGATTTACTGACAGCACTTCACAGAAATTCAGAAATAGCATGGACGAAAAGGATGCTGAGCATCTTGAAACGATCACAGATATTCTGAAGGGTCTATCGGATGTATGGAAGGTCAACATCGAACTGACTGATCCGAGCAATATTTCAAACGGATATTACAAAGACGGCACGATTTATATCAACGCTAATATCTCAGATATCCTGCTTGACACGTTTACGCATGAGTTTACTCACCACATGGAGAAACTGGCTCCCAAAGAGTGGAAAGCTTATGCTGATTTTGTCGCGCAGAAAATGAATGAAAAGAAGGCGGGATCTTTTGAGAAGGCTATCAACCGGAGAATGGAACTTTACGGCAGAAGCGAAAAGACAAAGCTGTCATCAAGAGATGATGCAAGACGTGAAGTAATAGCTGATTCGACAAGAGCACTGTTTGAAGATAAGAACTTCCCGAAGGAGCTTGCTCAGCACGATGTGTCGCTGGCACGCAAAATTGCGGATATCCTGAAGAAAATCATCGCACAGATAAAACAGGTCGTTAAGGCTAATAACTTGCGTGAGGCGCAGCGTCAGGAGTTCTCAGCACTATGGAACAATCTTGACGCACTGCAGGAACTGAGAGATCGTTTCATAGCTGCAGCAAAGGCACAGGCTGAGAATGAGACGAGCGGCACAGGCGGTACGCAGTATGAGCTGAACGCGTATCTTGATTTTAATAAGGAGACTATCAACAATCTCAAGAATAAAAATATTATTGTGGTTGAGACAGAAACACAACTCATCTCAATAATAAATGAAGCGTTGAAGAAAAGAAATGAGAAAAAAAACTTTGCGTTAGGATCAATCTCAAACGAGACGAAAGAGAGAATTGAGACAGATGTAGCGGATAAAATCGTAAACGGAAAACCGTTGTTCAAGGATAGACAATACGCTTTCATTGTAAGTTATGATGCTATTAGACACATTGAAGAACACTTTCCTGAAGTAAATGATATTGTCGCGGAACTTAATCGGCTATATACAATGACATCGGACTATGACTTCATTGATTTGCAATATGAGAATTATGGGACTCTCAAGAAGTTAAAGATTGAGAAAAGAGATCACGATCATGACGTTCGTGCGTTTGAAGTGGTTTCAAGCAAGAATAATGGATTACAGTTAAGAACGGTTTACTATACAAAAAACAATAAAAAAGGGAGTCAGGCTGATCGCACTGCTACTTCTAAGAGTAGCCACGTTGCGGGCACAACTTCCCCTATTAATAATATAGCAAAAGATTCAGAAAAAAGCAATACAGAACAGAAAAAAACATGGTCACTCAAAGAAGGTCGCACGATTTCAGAAGAGGTAATTGGAGCGCACTCCGGACAACTGGATGCCAAAATAGAGGCAAGGGAAGATAATAAGCTGGCAGGGTACATTGAATACTCTGTTTATAACGAAAAACCGGCGATAAAGTATATTCATACGGAGGATGATTTTAAGAGACAGGGCGTGGCTACTGCAATGCTCCAACACCTTCAGTCGCTATATCCTAATCAGGAAATAGACTGGGGGATGATGACACCTGATGGCGTGAAACTCCAGGAGAGTGCTACGCTAAAAATTGAAAATCCGAAAGTAGCAGAGGCGTCAAAAAAACTGATAACAGAAAAGAATGCGATTCGTAAAACCGAAGAAGAACTGGATCGCTTGTACGAGAAAGAAAATCTGACATCTGAAGAAGAACAAAGATTGCAGGAACTTGGCGATCTGTGGGATGAACAGCATTTTAATATTTACAATTTGGAAAAAGAACTGGAGGGCAAAAAATCCTACAAACGAATGGTCAAAATGCCTGAAGAGAATTCAAGACAATTCTCCCTCCGTGAGCCGGTCGAGCAGGTTCGTGATCTTCTTGCAGTTCACAATCTGACAGAAGACAAGCTGCTGAGGGTTCTTAAGCTGGGCGGATTTCCGATGCCGTCTATCGCGGTAACAAATCTGGATCACAGCAACTTTGGAAACATCTCTGTTCTGTTCGGTAAAGAGACTATCGATGCCGGAGAGAACAAAGCAAATAAAGTATATTCTGCCGATGCCTGGACACCGACAGTGCCTCAAACAGAATATGAAGCCGACTATGACGTTACGAGAAGGGCGCAGGATCAGATCGAGGAGCTGACCAGCGATAATGATTATTTCAATCAGATGGCAAGCAATGAGTTCAGCCATTACAATGCGGAACAGCTGCTGAACAGAACAGGCGGACTTAAGGGATACATCGACAGACTGATGGATAATGCCGGTGTGAAATATGCTTATCTGAAGAGTAAAGGTGAAGAAGTCCAGATCGAACAGAAGAAGGTCCCGCCAAAGTATGATCCGAAGGATGAAGCGAAATATATACAGTTACTTCATGCTGTAGATTATCATCCGGAAGAACTTAAAGGCACCGGCCATGAACTTATCAACGATGAGAGGTTAAAGAAGGTTGCTGCCGATCTTGGTTATGAATTAGGATCAACATCGATATTCAAAGGCAACAGAGGGTTTGTAAGATTAGTGAGAAGTGCGTACCGCTATGCCACAGAGACGGAAACAAATGAGCTGGAGAATGACTACAATGCCACAGGCAGGGCAATGGATGAGCGCATTGATAAAGAAGATATGCAGCGTTGGCTGGAAAATATGCTTGATGGTATCGTCGCTAATGAAGGTATCTGGAACGGCAAGGATCCTTTTACTCCGGCAGGCAATAGCAGATCGTTCAATCAGCTGCATTATCCGGTCACTGCTGAGAACATCGTAAGGGCAATGAAGGCTCAGGGTGATAAAAATGTAGCTGTAACACATGGCATAAAGCCGCTGAGAGCAGAGCTCGCTAAGACATTCAAGAATGTAGACGATATCAGAAAGAACAAGTTTCGCCTCAAAGATCTTTCGGAAGAGGAGATGCAGGCGATCAGTGATGAACTTGACGAAGTATACTCTCAGATATTGAATGAGATATATGATGCAAATCCGAAGAGACAGGGTGATAATTCATTCTTCACACTTGATTCGCTCGCAGCGATCATGGAAGAGGTGGCAAAGGTCAATATCCAGCCTGCTCTCATCATTGAAAAATATTCTAATTATGGCTGGGAAGTACCAAAGCACACTGCGTCCAAAATGGCAGCACTGTTCAACGCTGTTCATAATATGCCGGTCAATATGTTCGAGGCGAAGCCGGAGCGTGTTGTTGGTTTTGATGAGATCAAGCAGGTGATCATACCGGCGAACGCATCACAGGAGCTGAGAGAAGCTCTGGATCAAAGGGGAATATCATACCAGGAATATGATCCGGAAAAAGAAGGTGCGCGAGCTGAGGCAGTCAACGATGCTGCGGAAGAGAAGGACATTAAGTTCAGTGTGAAAGAAGATTCCGACGGAAACAAGCTCTCGCAAGGTCAGCAGAAGTATTTCAAAGACAGTAAAAACAGAGATGCGAACGGCAGGCTCATGGTCATGTATCATGGATCACCGTATGATTTTTCTGTATTTGATCGAAGCAGAGCAAAGCCTGGAAATCTCGGCAGAGGTTTTTATTTTTCTAATAGTTCCTCACACGCAGGGCAGTACGGAAATCTGTATAAGGTATATTTGAATATTGTAAATCCGCTCGACGCAACGTCAGAAACAAGAGATATCAGCAAAGAACAGTTAACAGCATTTGTTGAAAGAATTGCTGAAGATGAAGATTATGGAATCGAGAATTACGGAGAAAATGCAACGGTTGAAAGTGTAGTTGAGTCTGTTTGGGGCAAGTCAGATTTTGAGATGATGCAAGATCTCAATCTCACATGTGTCGGAGATATGGTCGAAGCTCTCAAGGTTTTTAACGAGGTAAACGGTACGTCATATGACGGTATAATTACAAATCTCGAAACTGTAACATTTGATTCAAATCAGGCTAAGGATGTAAACAATGAGAACCCAACAGAGGATCCGGATATCAGCTTCAGTGTGAAGGTAAGCACAATAGAAGATTTCAGGCGCGCTGGACACAGACTGACAGCAGCGGATGAGGAATATATTAACGCTGTAAATGCTGCTCTTGCCATAGAAGCAAGTGACTATCTGGGATACATGAGAGCGATGCGGAACATCGAAAAGATGGTAGACAGAGCAGCGCACAATGCAGGCTACGCGACTAAAGCTTATCACGGCACGGATGCAGAAGCATTCAATGAATTCAAACTTGACTATGTTGCTAACGGGCGGTTGCACGGCGATGGATTCTATTTTTCGCCGGTCGAAGAAGTGGCAGAACAATATCAAAATAATGTTAACGAAAGTCCCAGAGGCTTCTATCTTAAAACGAATGATGTCGATTATACTGATCTCAAAGACAAGGATCTTGCAGCACGCGAAAACAAAGTATTCGACAACATTGATGAAGCGATGAGATTTTATGATTACAAGATGCAGCAGTTTGAGCGCAATGGTCAGGGGATAGACAGGTACAGACCTGAAGCGGATATGACAGATGACGGCATGTACAGAATTACATATACGACTGTCGCATCATTCGAGAACGGCTTTATCCTTGTCGCGACGGAGCCTGAGTACATTAAATCAGCCGAGCCGATAACTGTAGATGAGAACGGAATGTTGATTCCTCTTTCAGAGCGATTCAATGTTAAGTCTCGCGATGTTCGTTTTTCACTTAACGAAAATTCGCGTGGAGCCCAACTGACACCAGGACAGCAGAGATATTTTAAGAACAGCAAGGCGCGTGATATAGATGGCAGGCTGGCTATAGTTTACCATTCGACAGACAATGGTGGATTCACGATATTCGATCCGGACTTTTCGGATGACGGAATCTCTCTTTTCTTTACCAGCAATCGATCCATGAGCGAGGGATATTCAAGATATGGACAGGGGAATGATATTGATCCATATGAGCATGAGCGCAGGCCACTGCCGGAACTCAAAGAGGGAGATATATTTGATTTTGAAGACATCATAAACTATCTTGACTCATCACAAGGGTCTCAGGAATATATTGATTTAAGTATATATGTTGACGATGTTCTTTATTCTAATGTTGAAGGAGAAGGGAAGAGTCTGAGAGACCTTTACACAGAATATGATGGTTTTCCGGACGAAGTGGAAACAGTAGAGATATACGACTGGGCCGGGAACAGAATTAACGGAAATATCGAGGATGAAAATGATTTGGTGACTGACTTTGTTGAATGTGTGAAAAGCATAAATGATGACTACGAAACAGAGAGTCAGACAGAGAGTCAGTCAGGAACATACTCTGTATATCTCAATCTTGAAGATCCGTTGATCATCGATGCGAAGGGCGCGAGCTGGGATAGCATTATGGATCCGGGATTTGAGAGCTTGTTTGTTAGTTATGACGGAGAGAACTATTATGTTGACGGCACTTCAACGCCATGGAAATTAGAAGAACTTAGCGAGTTCGGAGAAGGATTCCCAGAGGCAGTAAGGCAGGCAGTTGAAGAACGCCCTGAAGATTTTGAATATGGGGATAATGTCTACACATATTACGGAGAAGCATTTGATACTGAAGTAGAAGGATATCCAATGGAGGGCAACACTCGCTTCTGGTGCCGTGAGGCCATGGAAATGGGCTACGATGGTGTTATATTCCGTAACCTTTATGATAACGGAGCATACGGATACGGCATGGAGATGGGCGATGTATATGTTGCCTTCAGCTCTGAGCAGGTCAAGGATATTCGCAATGAGAATCCAACAAAGAATCCGGATATCAAGTATAGTCTCCGCGAGCAGGCATCGATCACTACAGAGAGACTGGATCATCTCATTCGCGAATATGCGCAGCCCGGAAATAAGGAGGGAGATTATTCTCAGGCATGGATAGCATATATCGATCCGCGCGACTTTTTGAAACTCACGATAAGTGATGAAGAGTTGGAAAAGTGGACCGAAGGCTCCGAAAACGGATGGGGGCAAAAGGTAAGATCGCTTAACGTGGAAGATCTCAAAAAAGAGATACAGACACCATATCTTAAAATATACAGTGATGATGGCGATGATGTAATAGGACACGAAGGCAGGCACAGAATGCTCGCTATGATGCGCGCCGGCATTCAAAAGACACCGGTCATCATCATTGATATGGATACAAAGTATTCTAAGCAGAGAATGGATTTCATAAATCTTTGGCCGCAGGATTATGGAAAAGGTGCGGTGAACGGCGGCGAACACAGGGTAGTTTACGATGCGATTCCCGTAAATGAAAAGCATCGCGCTGAGATTGAAGAAACATTTGCAAGACCTGCTGAAGTACAGTTTTCTCTCCGAGAATCCTTAGAGGATTATGATGTTGAAAATGCAAAACTGAGAGAAAAGGTGGACAAGCTGCGTGCTCAGATGAAGCTGTCACACGGCACGATTCTGCAGGATAAGGACTCCGCAAGGATCGCAAGAGAACTGTTGGATATGCCGGGATACATGGGCGGCCTGAAGCTTAACGATATAAATAAGCAGCTGAAGAATATATACGCCCTGCTCGCAAAAGATGAGACGATGGAAGAGGGCTTGTCAGAGGCAATGGAACTTGCCAGGGATATAGTTAATCATACTGCGGAACACAATGATGAAACGGAAGATGAATTCAATCGGCTGAGCGAATATCTCAGGACTACACCTATATACATCGATCCGGAACATTACGGCGATGTTGCCGGCAATAAAGCTGAGTATAACAGCTGGCGAAAGAAAATGTTCGGCAAGTTGAAGATCGTTAAAATGGATTATCCGGGCGCAAGCAGCGTTGACAATATGATGATGGAACTGAGAGAGTTGTTTCCGGGAATCATCAGCGATAATGGCAGCTATAACGAGTACGATCAGTTCAATCAGGTACTTGCTTACAGAGATCAGTTAGAGAGAAACATTGATACTTACTTTGACGCGGAATGGTCGTGGGGCAAAGAGATGACCGCAAGTGTTGCGAGCATCATATTTGATGAACTGGAAGCTGTTCAGCCGGGAAAATCTTTTGCTGACAGAAAGAAAGAAGAGAAGGAAAGAGCTGTCGCAAAAGTAAAAAGTAAAGCAGACGAGAGGATCAAAAAACTCAGAGAAGAAAAGAAAGAAGCTGTAGCAAAGACAAAAGAACATTACCGCGAGATGATTAAAAAGGTGCGCGAGGAGAAGAATGCCAGCACAGAGCAAAAGCTCAGGATGCGGATGGAAAGAGAGCACGCAAGAAATGAAGCAAGAAAAGAACGTGCTTACAGAAGGAGGCTCAGAGAATCCATCGAGCGTGATGCTAAACAGCTGTCAGAGATGCTGCTGAAACCGACGGACAAAAAGCATATACCGCACGGGTATGATCAGGCAATAGCAGCTCTGTTAAACAGTCTTGATTTCGAGAGCGTGTATACTGACGCATGGATCAGGAAGTATGGCGAGCCATCACAGCGAGTCATGAATCTGCAGGCACTCAGAGAGCAGTACCAAAAGATCATGCATGAGGGATCCCCGAACATCGAAACGAGTGATTATATGAGTCAGCTGATCGAGGCCCTGTCATACAAGGTGGACGGACAAAGGCTGGCAGATCTTAATACGAGAACTCTGTCTGAAGTCAGAACGGTTGTTAAGGCTATAAAGCATCAGATCCAGAATATTAACAGCACATTCTCAGAAGGGTTATCAAAGAAGGTCTCGGAATATGGTGATGCAATAATATCAGAGCTGTCAGAGATGGAAGATCAGAAGATCACCGGCGGCTATGTTGGCAGAGCGCGTGACTTTATGATGACCGGCAATGCCAAGCCTATAGATTTCTTTGACCGGATGGGGTCTCCGCTGCAGGAGGTCTTTAATGAGATCGTAAAGGGCGAGGATGCTCACATCAGGAACGTGAAGCAGTCTATAGAATTCATACAGAAAGTAAAGGACCAGATCGGGGGCAAGAAACCGTTTGAATCATGGAGCGGCGAAAAAGCTAAGGCACAAGTCTTTACTCTTTCAGATGGTGACGAGATCGAATTGACGCCTGCGCAGGTCATGAGCCTCTACGCATTGAACAAACGTGAACAGGCCAGAAAACATATCTTTGCGAGTGGTGTCGTCGTTGCTCCGGTCAGCCGCAAGGTCAAAAACAAACTGAAGAAAAAGCTGTTCGGAGATCAGCTGATGAAGACTCATGTCCATGTCAGTTATGCTGATGTTGTCAGAATCGTGAACACTTTGACAGCTGAACAAAGGATGGTGGCTGACAAGTTCCTGGGATTCCTGAACAATCAATGCGCACAATGGGGCAATGAGACGAGCATGAAGCTGTATGGGTATGAGGCTTTCAAGGAAAGTAATTACTTCCCGATAAAATCCAGTGAGATGTTCCTGAACGAATCAACACAGGAAAAGGGCGACGCTGTATCAAAGCTGAAGAATACCGGCTTTACCAAATCAGTGAAAGACTTTGCCGACAATCCGATCGTCATAGATGACTTCTTCAGAGTATGCACTGGGCACATCAATACCATGACGATGTATAATGCTTTTGTTCCGGCTATCACGGACTTTGAAAGAGTCTACAATTACAACAACAGAACCGGCCGTGGCATCGAATCGTCAGTAAAACAGATGATCAATAAGAAGTACGGCAATGCAGTAAACAAATATATCTCAACATTGCTGCAGGATCTGAACACTCAGTACAACAAAGATCAGGAAGGACTTACGATAGCTGACGAGCTGCTGAGAAGATGGAAGTCTGTCAAGATCGGTGCGAATGCAAGAGTACTTGTTCAGCAGCCAACAGCGATAACAAGAGCACAGGTTTATATCGACTATAAATATCTCGCTAAATCATTAGCAAAAAATGCCAGCCCGAAAACGGCGAGCAAGACAAAAGAGCGCATGTTCAATGTGTGTCCGATAGCTTACTGGAAGCATCTGGGTTTTGCACAGACGGATATCTCACGCGAGATGAATGATATTCTGATGGGCAATGCTGACAGCAAATGGAATGAGTTCGCATTCGGAATGTATGGTTTTGCTGACGATGTTGCATGGACGAGAATCTTTGGAGCTGTCGAAGAAGAGACAAGGGCAAAGCATCCGGAGATCGAAGAAGGATCCGCAGAGTGGAAGGAAAAAGTCAATGAGCGGTTCAGGTACATTGTCGACCGGACTCAGGTCGTAGACTCAACGCTTCACAGGTCGCAGCTCATGAGGAACAAAGGATGGTACATGAGGTCGCTGACATCTTTCATGGCTGAGCCGACTACACAGATCAACATGTGGATGACGATGATCAAGACGGCGCGTGATCAGATCCAGAGCGGTGATAAAGCTGCTGCGGCCAAAACAATAACAAGGTTCGGGCAGAATTATTTAGTGTCCATGGTAACGTTATCCATTGCGGCATCTCTGATCAGCGCAATGCGTGAATCGTGGACCGGTGATGACGATGACGAAAAATGGAAAAATGAACCATTCATCGAAAAGTGGCTGAAGCATTATGCGATAGACGATTTCATGAGCAATATAAATCTGGCAAATCAGATCCCATGGGTAAAGGATGTACTGTCCCTCTGGCAGGGGTATGATGTTCAGAGAGCTGACTTGTCAATGATCAACGACATGTTTGACTCGGCGAAAAAGTTCAAAGATTATTTTGATAAGGATGGAAATGTTAAGTTCAGCTGGCAGAAGCTCATGGCAGATGCCGTGGCAGATGGGGCAGCGCTGTTCGGAGTGCCGGTCGGGAACCTTAAAAGGGACTTCCTTGCAGGCAGAAAAATGTTCTTCAACACGATGAAAGATGCGGATTATGCTCACTTTAAGACTGACTCACTGGAGCTGAATCCGGCGCAGAACAAGAGCACGTTTATCGATTATTATCTTAATGAGCTTGAAAAAGGTAATGACGATACAGCAAAGGAAATCAAACAGTTCCTGAACGAGAACGGCATCAGCCAGGACGATATCGACAAAACTGTATCGCGCAGACTGAATGATGAAGTCAACAAGGCCATTGACGATAAGCAACCAGATAAGATGAAAGCCATCATAAAGAAGTATAAAAAGAACTACAATTATACTTCAACAGACGTCACAAAGAAGGTCAGAAGATATTTCAGCGATGAGCTAAAAGGTGCTATCGAAAATGGAGATCTTGATAAGCTGGACAGAATCGTCTCAGATCAGAAAAAGTATGGTATGGCCAAAGCTGATATCGAAAGCACAGTATCTTACTGGACGAACCGGAATTACAAGACAGCTATCGAGAAGGGCGATACTAAGAAAATGGATGCTTATGATAAACTTCTGAAGCGCAGCGGCATGAGTAAAAAGGATATATACATGAACCGTGGCAACATGTACATCGGATATTACGATATGCTGATATATAATGCCGGATCTGATAAAGAACGGCATAGGCTGGCGAGAGAAGTTGCTCATATGTTCCCGGATATGACAGGCGAAAATTATATCCTTAACTTTGTAGGAAACACTAAATCCAAAACAAATCTTGATAACTGGAGACAGCGCAAGTGGACGAAAGCACAGATCAGCCGGCTGAGATACAGAAGCTGAATTAGAGGGGGGAGCATTAAATTGCTCCTTCTTTTATTATGTATGTCATAAAGAAGGGAAGCAAAGAAAAATGACAGATAAGATATTGATCGCGCTGATCGGCAGCCCGGTGCTGACAGTCATCGTGACCGAAGCAATCAGGACCGCAAAAAGATGGTTCGATAAAAAGAAAAATAAAGGGTTCGCAAAATTTGAAAAGGATCTCTCTGAGATCCAACAACAAATGGTTACGATTCTGGCGGATCTGGACGCATCGAAAGAGACAGAGAAGGTTTTATTGCATGATCGGATCTGGCAGGCGTTCCGGTATCTGACAGATAAAGAAGAGATCAGCGTTGAGGACCGAGCAAACATCGATTATCTGTATGAAGAGTACAAGAAAAAAGGCGGAAATCATAAAGCTAAGGTAATGTACGAATATATTAAAACAATACCAGTTATACCAAAGGAGGAAGAAGAATGAATATGAGCAGAAGGCAGAGAGAGTTTTGGAAAGCTGCACTGATCAGAGCAGGCAAGACGGTGGCTCAGACACTGGCATCAACTATCCCTGCAGGTTATGTGATAACACCAACAATGATCAAAGAGTTCAACTGCGGCTATGTGGTGATAGGTCTTGCGTGGCTGGCGACTGGACTTCTGGCCGGCGTAACGTCGATACTGACATCAGTTGCAGCAGGACTGCCCGAAGTCGATGACACCAAAATTTATATTAGATGAGAAGGGAAAGATAATTATGAAAATCAATGTACATGCCGGACACACGAGGCAAAGCGGAAATGCTCCGGGAGCTTCTGGAATTGTTCATGAATCAGTGGAAGACAGAAAAATCAAGAATGAAGTGATCAGATTGCTTGAAGAAAGAGGGCACACTGTATACGACTGCACCAGCGAAGGGAAAGACTCAAGCGACAATCTATACAGAATAGTTGAGAAATGCAACGATCATCAGGTGGATCTTGATGTATCAATACACCTTAACTGCTCAGATGGCCGAGGTCACGGAACAGAGACTTACGTTTACTCTTCCAATTCAAAAGCAAAGTCCACCGCTAAAAGGATAAACAAGAATATTGTAAACCTGGGTTTTACAGACAGAGGCGTTAAGACAGCAAACTTTTATGTTCTGCGCAGGACCTACGCGCCGGCACTGCTGGTCGAGACATTTTTCTGCGATAGCAAGAATGACTACGCGCTGTACAAACGCTGCGGCTACAAAGGAATTGCCAAAGCGATAGCTGACGGAATTGCACCGGCCAAGAAAAAGGCTGCAGCTCCGGCAAAGAAAGAAGAGC